ACTAAAAGATGCGGCTATGTTTGGTGCAGAATTTATTCCGGGTGTTGGCGAAGCACTAGCTATAAAACGGACATCTGATGCGTTAGACCAAAAAGATTATGTGGGGGCTGGTATTGAAGCAACTGCAGGTTTGCTTGGTGTTATTCCCGGTGTTGGAGATTTAGCAGGAAAGAGTTTACGTGCGGCTACTAAAAGTTTTCGTAAAGCTGATGTAGACGAAGCAGAAAAACTAATAGCAGACCCTAAAAAAATTGATGAGTGGAGAAGTTCAAATAAACTTCCCGAGTCCCAGAGACAGAAAAATATACCAGAAGCAGCACAGGCGGCAGAAGATTTATTTCAAAATAAAATAAAGTCTAAGGAAGCACGTCAAAAAATTAAGGAAGTGTTTCCAGAACCAAAGCTGTATACAGCAGAAACAATGCCAGAAATGCCTACAGTAACCGATGTTGTAGGTTCTATGGGCAAGAAATCTGAAAAAGGCATTTTGGGTGTAAAAGGATTTGATTTAGAGCCGGGTCAACGTGTTGGTGCTAGATTAGATATTCCTGCTTATAATGAATATGATAAATGGGTTGTATCTATACACGATGGAAAGAGTAGAAATGGTTCCGTAGTAGGCTATGGACAAGCCATAAGATTGAAGAACATAGAGTTTGGCTCAGACCCAAAAGTTGCACTAGATATAGCAAAAGGTAAACGAGTAGCAAAAACTACAGGAGAAGAAAAACCTATGGGTAAGGCTACAATAGCCCGTGTATTTGGTAACTATGTGCCTGAAGACCCATACGAGTTACAAATGTTTGCTAAGAAGGTATTAGCAGAAAAAGATTCAGGCTGGACGCAAGTAGGCATGAATCCTTATAGAGGTAGTTATTTTTACGACAAGGCAACAGGAACTCCTGTTACACGTGCAGATGAAGTTATTCAAGTAGGGCCGTTAGTTCTTGCCAAAAATGTTACAAAACCTAAAATGTCAGAATTAAAAGGAATGTTTAACACACCTGCAGCAAGAACAGCAGATGATAAGTTACGAGTTTTTAGTGAAGGTGGAGCAGTACAAATGAAAGAACAAATGGAACTTTTTGAGCCAGTAACACGTGGGTTCAACGAAGGTGGTCTTATGCAAGAAGGTGGTACAGTAGACCCTGTATCGGGTAATGACGTACCAATAGGCTCCACACAGGAAGAAGTTCGTGATGACATTCCGGCACAGTTAAGTGAGGGTGAGTTTGTAATGCCAGCAGATGTAGTGCGCTATCATGGATTAGATAAAATGATGGCTCTACGTGACGAAGCTAAAATAGGTCTACAACGAATGGAAGACATGGGACAAATGGGCAATTCAGATGAAGCCATTATTCCAGAGGGCGTTCCCTTTGACATCAACGATTTGGAAATGGAAGATGATGGAGTACAAGAATTTCAAGTAGGTGGTTTTGTACAACAGCCTTTCGGTGTAACTACTGCTACTCCAAATCCTATGCAGTATCAACAATCTCAGTTTCAAAATTACGTACCTCAAGTTACTCCATTACCTACAACTACGTCTGCTCCTTATACAGCCCCTACACAACAATTTACACCAGTTATGCAACCTCGTGACTTACCTACGTTTGAAGAGGCTGTAGTTCCAACTATGGTTACTTACGTAAATGATGCAGGTGCTGAAATTCAAATTCCTGTAGATAAAGACGGTAATCCACTTATTCCTGTTCCTGACGGATTTAAGAAGAAGACTGACGCTACAGATACAACTACACCGCCAGAAGAAACGGTTATTGCGCCTATCACACAACAACCTCAGCAACAAGATGATGGCGGTGGTCGTGACGATATGACACCAGAAGAACGTGAAAAAGAACGACAGACTTTTGCAGATATTAGTAAACGAAAAGATGCAGCCGCAAAATTAGGGTACACTAACCAGATAGGTGCATTTGAACACCTTGCTGGTGCTTTGATTCCCGGTGTATCTTTAATGAATAAGTATGATGCGGGTGATGTAATGCCTGATGGTACTATTGCAGATGGACAGGGAAATACTTTTGACCCTATTACGGGGGAGAGAAAGAGTGTGTCTGGTGGACTACTTGGTAATATAGCAAATGAAATTGCAGGTGTATTTGGTGGTGGCACAAAAGCTGAAGATGCTAAAATATCACCTGAAGCTAAAGCTATGGGATTGTCTCCTGCAAGTATGGCAGGACTAATGACTATTGCAGGTAATCAGTCTATTAATGAGGCAATTGGTAAGCCTGTATTAGCAGGTGGTATGCCCCCATCTAAAGTTGAGACAGCTAAAGTTGAAACAACGCTAGGTCAGGCAGCAGTAACAGACGAAACAAAAGCAGCACAACCTGCTACTGTGTCGGGTGCGGCACAAATGTCTTTACAAGATAAGCTAAGTAAAATGGCGAAAGCTGGAATTACTGCAGACACCTTTAGAGATGGCGCACTAATATCGGAAGATGCTATATCCCCCTTTGCTAAAGATGTACTAAACGAAGTTAGAAATAGCGGTGTAACAATGGATACTGCTTTTTCTCGTGTTGCCGAAAGATATGATGTAGACGATATGGGATTTCCTGTAGCAAAACTTACAACAGATGAGTTGACATTTAGAGATATAGAGTCAAGACAAGCTGCCCCAAGTAAAACCCAAGATTTAGTTAGGGCGGCTGTCAAGGCAAGTCGAAGAACCCCAGCCCAAAAAACCCAAGATTTAGTTTCTTCGGCAGCAAGAACATCAAGACGAGACCGTTCACAGCCCTCTGTACAGGACACTATTACAAGAGAAATGTCTCCAGACTCAGGCTATAGTAGGTCTTTTGAGCGAGATATTAAAGCTGGTAAATACGACAAAGCGTTTGCAGAGCGTGACAGATTTAGTAGAGACTTAACTGCTGAGATACAAAAATCAGAAAGAGCAGAAATTGCTAGTGCTAGAAACGAAGGTCGGTCTGCTAATGTTAGTTCTCGCAAGGCTGGTCCGGGTGAAGTTTCAGACAGTCAAGGTAATGTAGTTCGTAGTAGTGATGGTTCACCTGTAACATCTTCAGGCCCTACCTCTTCTGCTAAGGGTCTCGCACTGAAGGCAGAGCGTGAGCAACGTGAAGCCGATAATACTAAAGACAGCCGTGTTATTTGTACTGAATTGTATAAGCAGGGTAAGCTATCACGAGATTTGTACCGAATGGATGTGCTATACACCGCCCGTGATTTGCCAGCTACACTTGTTCGTGGATACCATTATTGGGCTATTCCTATGGTTCCTGTAATACGTAGAAACAAATTTGTTTGTGCTGTTTTTGAGTATCTTACAGTAAAACGTGCCGAAGAAATTGCACACATAGTAGACCCGATAAAGCATACAAAGACTACTATTGCAGGTAAAATAATCAAAAATGTAGGCGAAGCTATTTGTTACGTGATTGGTCTTTTTGTAAGACAGAAAGATTACACTGTACTATATAACGAAAAGAGTGTATAATGGAATTGGATTTTCAGGAAATTTATGATAACTATTCAGAACTTACCCCAGAGGAACGTGAGGTAGTTCGTAAGTTTATGAACAGTGATGTTCGTAGAATTATCGGAAAAGTATTTGGTGCTGACTTTGATGCTGCTCTTGGGCAGTTTATGAAGCCATTACCAGAAGAACAGCAGAAAAAGGGTTTAGCTGCTAAAACAATATAAACTCAATTAGTTGGCCTACCCATCCCCCACCCCCGACAGGTGTGGCTACGTTGGCCCCAACACAAGGAAATACGAAAAATGGCAGAACAAGCTATTATGGCTGAAGAAATGAAGCCTGAAAAGAAGATTGCATTTGCAAATCGTAAATACAGTAACGATGAAAAACGCAAAATGGAAGAAGAAGAACTTGAGCAGCTTATAAAAGAGCAGAAAGGCGAAGTAGAAGAAGCTACTGAAGAGCCTGAAGAAGCTGAACCAGAAAATGCAGAAGAAAAAACTTTTAAGAAGCGTTACTCTGACCTGCGCAGACACCAGCAACAACAAGCTGAAGAACTTAAAAAAGAAATTGCAGTTCTTCGTAATCAACTGACTGAAGCTACAAAAAAAGAAATGAAACTGCCTAAGTCTGATGAAGACATTGAAAAGTGGGCAGAAGAATATCCAGATGTAGCCGCTATCGTTGAAACAATTGCAATGAAAAAAGCTTCAGAGCAGTCAACTGCTTTAGAAGCAAGACTAAAAGCAATTGATGAAATGCAGATAAATGCAACCAAAGAAAAAGCTGAAGCTCAACTAATGCAGATACATCCTGACTTTGGTGAAATTCGTGATAGCGATGACTTTCATCAGTGGGCAGAAGAACAACCTAAGTGGGTACAAGACGCACTTTACGAAAATGATAATGATGCACGTTCTGCCGCAAGAGCAATTGACCTATACAAAGCAGACAAAGGAATTGCAAAGAAAGACGAAAGTACCAATAATAAAAATGCCGCTAAAACTGTCAGTGCTAAGAATAGTCGTTCTAAGCCACAAAGTGATGAGGCATCAACATATCTAAAAGAGTCTACCGTCCAAAAAATGTCACCGCAAGAGTATGAGAAAAACTCCGATGATATCATGGAAGCTATTCGTAGTGGTAAATTCGTTTATGATGTTTCGGGTTCTGCTCGTTAAAATAATAGAAAAAAAGTATTGACATATAGTTATTTATCAGTATAACTATAGTCAGATAAGTGTAAGTAGGATAGCTACCTACTCACTCTTACAATCCGCAAACAACAATAACCCTTTCGGATTACCTGATAAACATGGCCTGTTGAACAGTTGGGCGGCCACCTAGCTGGAATACACACCCTACGTTGTTCAGCCTCTGCTAAGAATTGTAATGTTTGCATCTGTAAAGCTAAATAACAGGAGATGGAAATGGCTTTTACTTCCGCTGCTGGTTATGGAAACCTGCCTAATGGCAATTTCTCACCAGTAATTTACTCCAAACAGGTGCAACTTGCTTTCCGCAAGGCCGCTGTTTGTGAGGCAATCACCAACTCTGATTACTTTGGTGAAATCGCTACAATGGGCGATTCAGTTAAAATCATCAAAGAACCAGAAATTACAGTTAAGGCATATGAGCGTGGTACTACAATCACTCCTCAAGACCTTGATGACGAAGACTTCAATCTTACAATTGACAAAGCTAACTACTTTGCCTTTAAGGTTGACGACATTGAAGAGGCACACTCACACGTAAACTTCCAGTCTTTGGCAAGTGACCGTGCAGCGTATCGCCTCGCTGACCAGTTTGACCAAGATGTACTTGGCTACTTGTCAGGCTTTAAACAGTCTGCAATTCACGGCGCACCAGACACAGTTAACACAACTGTAAATGGTTCTATTGCTGTTTCAACTGCAGGTACAGACGAACTACTTTCTTCAATGAAACTGGAAGCTGATGACTTTGGCGGTTCAGGTGGTTCATCCATTGGTATTCAGCCACGCTTGCCGGGTGCTTCTTCAGTACCGGGTTCAGGTAACGCTAATCCAACCATGATTATTGCTCGTATGGCTCGTAAGCTAGACCAGCAAAATGTGGACACTCAAGGCCGCTGGCTCGTAATTGACCCAGTATTCATGGAAGTACTGAAAGACGAAGATTCAAAGCTTCTGAACTCAGACTTTGGTGGTTCTGGCCTTCAAAACGGTCTCGTAGTTAATAACTTGCACGGCTTCCAAGTGTATGTTTCAAACAATCTGCCATCAATTGGTACTGGTTCTGGTACAACTGGTGGTACAAACGCATCAAATTATGGTGTGATTGTTGGTGGACATTCATCTGCTGTAGCCACTGCAGAGCAGATTAACAAGACTGAGACATATCGTGACCCTGACAGTTTTGCTGACATTGTTCGTGGTATGCATTTGTACGGTCGCAAGATTCTTCGTCCAGAAGCACTTGTGAACGCTAAGTTTAACTTGGTATAAGGGGGAATAAGACATGGCTAACATTACTGCACTTCTTCATCCCGCTTCAGGGAACTCACAGCGTGGACGCAACCCGTACTACGTTGATGTGACAATTGACCTGACCACAAATAGCATTGCTCCCGGCGATACTATTCAAGCAATTACCGTACCTGCTAACACTCTAATTATGGGTGCTGGCTTCCAAGTGGTTGAGTCTGCTACCATGAATACTGGTACAGATGCTACTGCTGCTCTTGGCTTCACTGGTGGTGACGTTGATGAGTTTGCTGCGGCACTTGACATTGACGGTGCGGCTGACGGTGCTTACGCTCCACAGGTTGCAATTGATGGACTAGCACTTTCTACATCTGGCGATACAATTGACTTTGTGTTGGCAGGTAGCGGTGCTTCATTTACGGCTGGTAAGCTACGTGCTTTCGCTGTAATGATGGACATCAGTGACCAAGGTGATACGGCTGCTAATGAAGTAGACCGTGACACACTTGCCTAAATAACTTGAGGGGGCAGGGCAACTTGCCCCTTCACTCTTTGTAAAAGGATATAAAATGGCATATGATTATTTAGGTTTGACAAACGAAGTTATTGCAAGAATGAATGAAGTGCCGCTTACAGCGGCTAACTTTACATCTGCGCGAGGTTTTCAAATTCAATGTCAAAATGCTGTTAATGACGCTATTAATTATATCAATCAACGTGAGTTTGGTTGGCCTTTTAATCATGCTACACAAACACAGGTATTAACTGCGGGTACAACTAGGTACACTCTTCCTGCAACCGCAAAACACGTAGATTATGAAACATTTAGATTAGTTAAAGATGCATCACTTGGTACATCAGGTGGTGGTTTAAAAGTTTTAGAATACAAAGAATATGTTGATAAATTTATTGAGCAAGAAGACGATACTACAGTAATAGGTGGTGTACCTACTCACGTGTTTAGAACACCAGATAATAACTATGGACTGTATCAGTATCCAAATGCCGCTTACTCAATACGCTTTGATTATTATGAAAAGCCTATTCTTTTGACTGCGGCAACTGATGTTCCTACCATACCTGAACAATTTAGGCAGGTTATTGTTGATGGGGCTACTGCGTATTCTTATCAGTATCGCGGTGAAGCACAGCAGTATGGACTAAACTTTACTAGATTTGAAGAAGGAATTAAACATATGCAAACACTTCTTCTAAATAGAACTGAGTATGTACGTTCTACGTATATACCCCATTCACAACGGTATGGCATAAACGTAGCTGGGGTTTAATTAAATGGCAGACGAATCTGGTCTCAATCCTTATGTGTTTGCTTGCCAAGGCGGTTTAGTTCTTGACCAATCAACTTTTGCTATGCAACCCGGAATGGCACTTGAACTAACTAACTTTGAGCCTGATATTCAAGGTGGCTATAGACGCATTTCTGGTTACACTAAGTGGAACCCTAATATAGTACCACAAGATGCTAGTGCATCAGAAGCTGTGCTTATGTCAGCTTACTTCAAAGGCAACATTATTGCTGCACGAGGTGGTAAGGTACATAAA